GTCCAGCGCGGGGTTGCCCGTCACGGCTGTTAATCCGGTGGTGTAGGGCGCACCGTCGGCGGGCATGTAGTCACCCGTGACCGGCACTTGCCCCGCGCCGGTGCCTGTGTCCTTGGTAGCGGCGGTGCCAGGTGTGAATCCAAGCGCAGCAATCACCGTGGCATTGTTCACCTCGCTTACCGCCCAAATAACCGGGCTCACCCGCTCGCATTCGTATGCGGCGTAGGAACCCGGCGAGGAGCCGACAAAAACCCGGTTGCCAAGGCATGTGGCGGGAGTGCCCTCGGTGCCTCCGGTCAGTGTGCCGCCGACAGAAATGGCGATGTTGGCGGCGGTCTTGATGAATCCCACGGAATTTCCCGCCGTGGTGTAATAGATCGAGGCCACGGTGATTACCACGTTGCTTGCCCCGGCTGCACTGCTCGCGGTGACCGGGAAAACCGTGCCACCATAGCCAGTGCGCGCTTGGATCGCCGCCAGCAAATTCGCGGCTGCGGTGGTGTAATCGGTGCCGATCTTGAATTGGTTGCCGGTGGGCGTGGCGTCTTCCGCCACTGCGGTAAACACCACTCCGTTGATGGTCACCGTATTGCCAGCGGTCAGCGCACCCGTGGAAACCGTCAACGTGCCTGTCGCCCGCGCGGCATTTACCGGGGCCGATGCCATGACCGTCGCGGCGGGGACCAACAACGCGCCGAGTTCATCCGCCGAGTATCCCTTGCCCGTCACCCGGTCCAGCAGCCGTATGCCAATCCGTGCCAGCGTTGCCAGCGGGGTGTCCGACTTCGCGCCTTTGGGCAGGAACTTGGCGGCCATCTTGACCGGCGAGTTAGGCCCGCTGGTTTCCGTCAGGCTCTGGCCGGCCACGGATGAATGAGGATTGGGAACGTCTTGAAAGTTGGATGGCTTGGACATGGATGGGAATTATCACATTTCCGCAGGGTTCGTAACGGGCGCAGGGTTTGGGGTCGGTGATGGTGCCCCAGGGACTTCCTGCGGGGTTTCCTGGGGGCTTGCTGGCGGGGCCATGATGCCCGCCTGCACGAACGCCGCCTGCACCGCTGGCGCCATTTCCGGCGGGCACAGGGCAAGGATGGCCTCGGGCGTGACGGCGGCCTTGCGGATGATGTCATCCGCGTTGTTGAAGCCTACCGCGGCGAGCGCCTGCACGAAGGCCGAGCGTGCCGCCATCTTGTCCACCTCGGGCACAAGGATGTATTTCGTCACCACGTCGATAGCCGTCATGGCGCTTTGCAACTTCGCCTGGTTCTGCGCCTGCACCAAGGTCAGCGTGACATGGGATCGAAGACCCAGCACCTTGCTGGCCTCGATGGTGAGCAGCTTGGATTCCCGCCCGTCCGACCATGTGAATGTTTCATCCTTGTCCTGGTTGGCATAGAGCACATGGACCGCGTAATCCACGATGTCGCGGATGTCGGAAATCTGTTGGCTGATAGGGTCCTTGATGATTGTCGCTCCGCGGCTTTGCAGGTCGCGCGTGCCGGTGGCGGTGTTCGAAGACGGCACGCCTTTCAACTCGCCCTGCGCCGCGCTGGTGATGCCCGAACGCATCTGGATCATCTGCAATGTCTGGTTGAGCAACGTGACGGACGTGTTGTTGTTCTCGGGAGCAACCTTGAAGCCGATCAGATCGTCGATGGTCTTGTCCGGTGCCAGCACGTATGGCACCGTGGAATCCAGCAAAATTTCCCGCCCCTCGCCGCCATCCTTGAGCGCTTCCGGCTGGAACGCGGTATGGACGTGCGCGCCGGTGCGGTTGCGGTAGGTAACGCAGTTGTATTGCCGGTCAATCGCGTTGTTCGGGTTCTCGTATTTCTCGAAATATCCCCGGCCAAACACACGGTTCGGAATCTTGTCGATGCGCACGGGAAACACCGCCATCAATGCGCCCGGAGTAATGACTCCCAGGTAGTCCACCGCAAACAGGATGTTCATGTCGGGCGCGAAAATCACATGAATGCGCGAGAGCTTGCCCGTTCCGCGCGGGTCGCACCGAAGGTATCCTTCCACCAACGTCACCTGCGGGTTGGCGTTTTCCTCCATGTTGATGCCTTCCAAGCTGGCATTGGTTTCCGCCCGGTGGGCGCGTGCCTCTTCCGAGTATCCGTACATGGCACCCATCAACTCGCGCTTGCGCTCCATCGGAATGCCGTAGGTCTGCATCACATCCAGGAGCCCCATGCGGAACCGGCAATACACGTCAGTGTAGATCAAATCCAGTTCCTTGGCAGTGGTCTCAAATGCGATGTCCTTGTAATCCACGCAGGCGGCCGTCACGTTGGCGTAGATCGATTGGGTTTCCTCTATCACCCGATTTTCCCATGTCTTTTGCTCGTCGCTGATGCCCATGGCCTGCAACTCTTTGGCGGTCTTCACGAAGTCCCGTGCGGGACCCGTCGTGAACGGCTCCCCGGTCTTCACATCCACCGCCACCGGCACTCTGCGCTTGAACGTGTCCACCTCGTCATGCCAGCGCACTTTCACAAACGCAGTGCCGCCCCATGAACTGATTTTGATGGCGTCCTTCAATGCTGGCTCGATGTCGCTTTGGTTGAACTTCCACTGCGAATGTTTGCTCATCACATCCGCGAGTTCGTTATCGTCCCGGCCCTCGGGAGTGGCCGCCAACCATGGCCGCGTGCCGAAAATGTCATCCTTGGCCTGGGCCACGTGGAAATCGAAGAACCCGGCCACGGTGCCGAGCGTGTCGTTCTGGTCGGTGAAGATGTCGCTCACGCTCGACGCGTTTACCGCGTCCTTGGCGCCCACCCGGTCCTCGTAGTTGTCTTCCGCCATGCGTTCCCACTTGGCCATCTTGGCCCGCCACGGACCCATGGCACCATGCAGGAACGACCAGCGGGAAGTGACATGGTTCATGAGCCAGGCAACATCAGCATCGCTCAACTCCCTCGCCAGCGGACTATCCAGCCGGGTCATGTTCACGGGCTGCTTTTTCGCCACGTCCTGCGGGTTGGGATCGGGGTCAATGATGATGCTCATGGGCGGCATCATGACCCGGAATCGGAATCCGCGTAACGGGCGCAGAAAAACTTGTCAGGAAGTCCGAAACATCATAACTGGATGTCCATGCCTTGGGTCACTCGATTGAAAATGACACCGGATATGGAAAGACGGTGCTGCAACCTGGTTTACAAGACCGCCCAAAAATACCACATCGCGCCAATTCTCATCACCGCCCACGTGCGCCATCTGGCGGCCGACGAGGCCCGCAAGGAAGTGCAACGCATCATGCTCACCCGGATGCACATGCGAAGATGGGAAGTGGCGCGCCTTTTCAACCGCGACTTGCGCCGGGTAAGAAAAAGCGTGCTTGGAGTCTGATCTAGGGCTTGTTGCGAGTCTGGCGCAATGCCTGCAACAAGGCGTCATACGCCGCATGCGTCAACCCCATGGCGGTGGCCGCCTGGTCGTGGCTCATGCCATGGACTTCTTGCAGCAAAATGGCCTGTGCATCGCGGATTTCCGCAACTGTGGTGGCGGCGATGAGCAATGCTTTTGCCGTGGTGATCTGCTTCTTGGTGAATTTGGTTTTGACTGACATGCCGGGAGTTTGCCGGAAACCGGACCGCCGCGCAACGGGCGCAGGTTTCCGCCCTCAATCCTCCTCGTGCGGCTTGAGCGGCCGGCGCGATACGGGTGCCGTGAAAAGCCATCCGCATGCGTCAGGCGTCTCCACACGGTGCGCGTCCTGCATGCGAAGTGCGAATTCCTCCCGCCGTGCCTGCTTGGAGGCCTCGGTGTTTTCCGGTCCTTCAGGGTCTTCGCGCCAGCTTCTCATTCTTCGGGTTCCGGCGTTTGGGTGTGCGCATGGAAGCGTTTTACCAGCATGATCTGTTCAAGCTGTTTCTTCTCATCCGGGTTGGCTTTCTTGAACACGGCTTCCGCTTTGTCGATGGAGAGTTTCTTCACCACGTATTGCAGGTGATTCATCTGGGAGCGGCGCAGGAGACCCGTGAAATCCTTGGGTTTGATATGGCCGGCTTTCAATTCCGCGTTCCAGTCAACCGGCTCTTTGGCTTTGAGTTTTTTCACGATCTCATACTTGGCCTTGGACGCATCTGCTTGTGCCTGGGTGCGTGCACCAACCGGGATTGTGTCCTTGGAATATTCTGCCGCGGCTCTTTCAGCATCGGTTTCGGTCATCTTGGCCGGGGCGGGCATCACGCCGATCATCGGCAACGCTTGACGGTATGGCGGCGCTTCACGTTCACGTTCGCGCTGTGCCCCGCGCATCCAGAATGGCACGAACGCCTTGGCTATGTACTTCCCGTCGTCCATGATGCGTTTGGCGAGTTCGTCATCTTTATTGCTCACCTCTATGCCGTAATAATCCTTGTTGCGCACCATGTCCGCTGCCAGGGAAATCAGCGGGTGGGTCTTGTTGAGTGCGGTGGTGCCCGGTTCCTTGCTCCACGCCAGCATGTCCTTCATGTAGGTCGGCAGAACGAAGCGTTCCGGGTTGCCGTGCTCGTCAGTGCCGCCGGTCCGGAATGCCCAGTAATCCAAGTTGGATGGGTCCATGTCCTTGGGTTTGTCACCGGTGAACAGGTAGGTGAGCAATGCATTGATCAAAGCGGTGGTCAGCACGAGTGACGTGGTGTAGGCCACGCGGTCGGGTATGTCCTGCGGGAGTTTGCCGGTCTTGGTCCACTCTTCGAAGAACTTGTAAGTGTCCTTGAACGCGCCGCCGATTTCCGCGATGGTTCCGCCCGTCCACCCGGGTGCGCGGACCAGCATTTGAATGAAGTTTTTAGCGGTGTTGCGGATGAAAAGCCGGTCATAGCGGACCTGACCCAAGCGGGCATCGACCCGGTTCCATGCCTGGCGGAATTCCGGCGCGAGGTCTTCCAATGCCTTTCCTGGGTTCTGTTCGATGATGCGGTTTGCCATGTGCGCGAACACCCCGGCTTTCTGCCGTGGCACGAGTCCGGTCATGATCGGGTAGGCCATGGCTTCCACGGCCGCCAGCGGGCTCTTGACCATCGCCATGACCTTGTGGCCGTTGTTCCAATCGCTGTAAACTGCCGCCATGTCATCGCTCTTGAGTCCGCGTTCCATGGTGAATCCGCCGCCGGCCAGTTCGATGGCACGCACCACCTGGGCGATCTTAGGATCAATCACGCCGTCCGGGTCGCGCCATGCGTTGAGCACCTTGTTGCCCGTGTAATAGGTTTCTCCCGTGGCAATGGCGGCTTTGCCGATGCTCTTGCCGAGGTCGGTGAAACCGCGGTTGCCGCGCAGGATGCCGAACATGTCTTTCATCACCGTGGCATTGGCGCTGATTTGTGCTTCCAGCGTGGTGAATCCCGCATGGAATGCGGATCCAACACCTAATTGCGCCTGGTTCAGCTTGTTGGCGAGCGCCATCCAGCCGGTGTAGAGTTTGCCGAAATAGCGGTTGTTGTAGAGGCTTTCTGACAGGTAGTTGTTGAGGATGTCGCCAACCGCGTTGGGCACGATCCGCTTGCCGGTCTGCACGAGTCCAAGGTATTTATCGCTGGTCAGTTCCTCGTAGGTCATGCGTGGCTTCACGTTTTCCAATTCCGCGATTTCCGGGGTGGAACGGATGAACGATTCAAACTGTGAGAACACGTCCGGGGCCACGGCGCGGAAGAGTTCACGCGATTTGATATAGGCTTCCAGCATGTGCGCCATTTTCTCAACCTTCTTGCGCACGTAGCGTTGGCGGTAATCGGTGGGAGTTTCGCTCTCCAGTTTCAAATCCGCCAGTGCCCGCAGTTCGCGGTTGATCTGTGCCCGGCGGGCATCGCTGGCGGTCTTGGTGACTTCGCCGCGTTTTCCAACAGCCTCGGCCTGGGTGACGATCCTGTCCCACAGGTCGTATTTGAAATCCAGTTGGTGTCCGATCTCATGCGCCAGCACGCCAAGGTCGGTGGCAAATTGCGTGACGGTCTCGCCGGACCGTGACGCGTATCCCAACTTGCCCCGGCCCGCATTGAACACGCGTTGCGGGGTGATGCCGATGTTTTCCGCGACCTTCATCAACCCGTCATAGACCGCCTTGTTGACGTATTCCGGAACGGTGATCGTGGGTGATCCGTAGATCTTGCCCACCTTGTTGTCTTGGATTTCCTGCCATCCCTCGGGGATTGCGGCGAATGGATCCAGCACTTTGACCAATCCTTCCCGCGACAAATCACGCAGGTATTGATGGGCCATGATGGAACGATCCATTTCCGCCCACTTGAGTTTCATCTGATCCACCGGGTTGTAACTCGTCGGGCGCAATCCGAATTCAAAGGCGGTCTTGATGTCCTGGTCGAACACCTTGCTTTTCTTGAATGACTCGCCGCCGGGGAATGGCCGCTTGGCGATCATGGCCAGCCAATCGTTACCGGGCGTGGCGTCCGATCCCTGGCGCAGGTCGAGCAGTTCATCTACCCGTGCCTTCACCCATGCTTTCTGTTCTGGCGTGGCTTCGTTGACGCCGGTGCCCGCGGGAATGATGCCCGCTTCGTTCGCTTCATCCATGGCCATGTTGAAAGCCCGGCGGCTTTCCTTGGTCCAGATTCCGGGGAAGTAATCCTGCCGCACGGTTTGCAGTGGCACGCCAGCTTCTTCCAAGAGTTTCACGCGCATGGCGTCCTGCTTGTCCGCCATGTCGTTGATCGCCTGCATCTCGGGACTCATCGGGCGGCCCGACGAGCGGTCGGACATGAACTTGATGCCTTGGTTTTCGTCGATGGGCAATCCCTCGCGGTGGACACCGAGTTTTTCAAACGTCTTCCACGATTTTTCAAACTGTCCATTCACGGATTCCTGGCGGCGGTGCATCTCGCCGATGCGTCTGCCAAGCAGTTCCGCCGCGTGAAGTTCGCCCGGGCCGTTGGATGTGGGCAGCAACAACGATTTGATGCCGTGGGTGATGTCGCCAACGATGTCTAGGCCGGGGATCTTGGAGCGCATGAGCGCCGGGAGACCTGAGTAGGCTCGGTCCACCATCTCCTTGTCCGTCTGTTTGGGCGGTGCTTCAACGGTGGCGGTCTTGGGGGTTTCCACGGGTTGCGCCTTTGGCGTGGTGGTCGGCGGCGGTGTCGAGGCCGGCGGCGCCTGACTCTCTGCCGGCGCGGGTTCACCGGTGGCGGCCGCGATTCGCGCATGCACCTGGGACACGATGTTGCCCACCGCCTTTTCGTTCACCTTGAAGCGTTCCATCACCTCGGGCGTAGATAGGCCGGATTGCACCGCCTCGAACACCCCGCGATAGACCGGCGGCAGTTTGGCGAGGGCCTGCTTGATGGCGTCTTTGCTGGCACCGAACGGAACCGCGGGCTCGTGTACAAATTCCTGGAGATCCGCCAAGGAATGCGGGTTTCTATCCTCGGACAAAGACGCTGGGCGTTCCTTGTTTTCAGGTATCGGCAGGACTAGATGTTCGGTAATTCCTTTTCTGTTGGCACCGAAGGGAGTCTCAGGCTCCAGCAAGCGCATCTGTCCATCGCCTTCGGCGGGTGGCGTGATGCGTGTCTCGCCCGGTGCGGGCCGGTCTAGTCCTGCTGCTTCGCGCTCTCCGGGGAAGGCGGGGAGTCGCCTCGGAACTTCGCCAGCGCGTCCATAATCAACGGGTCGCCCGCTTTGTGTTCCGCCTCGAACCTGCGTCCCGACTCCAGGCATTCCCGCAGCACGGGATGCTGTGCTCCAGTTGGCGTTGAGGGCTCGGCCAAGGGCGTCGGTAAGGGTGTGCCAGTCATAAGCGATTCCGTGTTGTTGAACAACGGCGTTCAAAGTGGCATCATCGCCTTTGGCTTGCAAGGATTTTTTTGTGGCATCGCTCATCGCCATGATGTGTTCGTCGCCGACAAACGCCCGCTGCTTCCTTGCATCCATTTCGCCGCGCGGTGTCAGTCCCATTTGGATGTCGCCGACAACACGCCCACCTTGGCTGGCGATGTGGCGGGCCAGATAGTAGGCGGTCGCCCCGGTGGTGGAAACATCGTCAACGATGATGTAATCCTTTCCGGGTTCTATCGCGCCATCGAATTCATGCACGGTGAACAAACGGCTCTTGGCGTCCTTGCCGGTGTTGTGGCTGGTGTTGGTCTTGTGGACGGTTTCATTGACTGGATTTCCGCCAAAGATTGATAGGAATCTAGCGAATCTCTCAGGAATGATGTTGGATGCCGTGTTGGGTTCTTCCAATCCGCGCACTGGAACCAGAATGGCATCGGGATTGGCCTTGATGAAATCGCGCATGGAGTCGAGGTTTCCCCTCGGCGTGGCATTGACAATGCGGTTGATGAGTTGGCGGGCTGATTTTTCCCGCTCTTCAGGTCTGGCTTCCCCTCGACCCTTGGCAAAATACCAGTCCGCATTGAAGCTGCGTGTTCCATATTTGGCATCCGGCACCGTGATGCGCGGGCCGCCGATGTTGCTGACATGGTTGAAGCGCACCATCCATTGCACATGCGGGAAATCCTTCCACACGTCGGCGGGATGTTTCCCGAAAGGTTTCTCCCCTTCAAACAGGCTCATCTGTCCGCTCTTGGCCACCTCGTTGCCGAAGCCCATGCCCTGCTGCACCTCGCGCGGGGATTTGACGGGTGCCGGGCGGGCCGATTGCTCGCCGCCTGGAAGCGCGGCGGGTTGTTCTTGCCCTTTCACCGCATCCATGTCGAACGCCAGCTTCTGACCAAGCGCCTGTTCGGCATCCAGCAACTTCTGATGCTCATCCGCCGTGAGTGCCTTGCCCGCGTCCCGTTTGGCCGTGAGCGTGCGGTAAGCGCCGAGGGCTGACATGGTGCCCACCTTCACGCTGCCCAGCCTCTGCGTGGCGTCTGGCGCGCGTGTGGCGGCGAATAGGTCGGGCTGGTTCTCATCCTTCCCGAAGTCACGGGCGGGTTCTCTCAACACACCTTCCTCCATCGCGCTGTAATACCCCGGCCCTTCAGGATCCACGGATGAAATGTCAACCACTCGAACTCCCATGCTGTCCTTGATTGCCTGCACCCGCATTGCCAACAGGTGCATTTTTGAGTTGTCGCCAGTGATTCCCGCCGGGAGATCGATGGCCACGGCATACGCTCCAAACGATCCCCTGGCGTTGGCGATGCGTTGCGCCAGGTATTGGCTATCCATGGCCTGTTCGGATGTCATGCGCTCGATGCCCAGCAGATTCATCCGCGTGTTCATCATGAGCAAATGGGCCGCGTCCGGGTTCCCGTTTCTCAGGAACTTCGCCAACTCGGCGATCTTCTCCGGTTGATCCATCGACTGGAGTTTCGATGGCAACGCCACTTCCCAATCCGCTTTCATTGGAAAGTTCTTGTCTGGCAGAGGCCCCATGCGTCGTGGCGTGAATGGCTTTTCCTCGTTGACCGTCGAGGAGTACATCATTCCGGACTCGCGGTAACTGTGGTAGGTCTCGCCGTTGGTGATGATGTGATCGAGCACCTCCCATCCCGTCATATCGGCAGCCTCTCTCAAGCGACGGGTGATAATATCATCATGGGATGAGGGCGACGGGTCACCGGATGGATGGTTGTGACTGAGGATGATGCTCTGGTATTTCTTCCCGGTTTCCTCGCGCAGCCTCGCCAACTCGCCCATAATTTCCCCTGTTGAAGCCACGGATTCATTCACGCTTCCAATGGTAATAATGCGTGCTGCAACGATATTGTTCTGTCCGTCCAGGATCATGACCTTGACCGACTCGAAGAAAGGCGAGCGGATGGGGATCATGAGCGCATGAACATCCGCCGGGGACTCGATGCGCGTGCCCACCGGGTTCCAATAGGGAATCTCATGTTTGATGAGCTGGGGCAAAATCTGCACCGCCCGCCCCTTGTCATTCACCTCGCGGGCGAGCGCCTGCCAATCGCCGGTCAGGCCGGCGTAGAGGTCTTCTGAAACGGATGGAAGTTTGGTTCCAGTCTTGGGCTTTGTTCCGGGGCTGGCAGCAGGAACCTGAGTTGCCCCACCCTTCGGCGATGGCGCGGATTCTGGCTGTGCGAAGAAATCACCTTGCGAATACGGCTTTCCATCCTCGGCCAATCCGCCGGATCGATGTTGTTCCAAGGCTTGGGATACTCGCTCACTTTCGGCTTTGATGACGCTTGCTGGAGTGCCATTGGCTGCAAGGTAGGTGGAAACCTCCGATGCGTCAAGCGGCACCTGGCTTTCCTCGACCCGGTCGGGCGCGGCGTCTTTCTGCTTCACAAGCCACCGGTCCACCTCGGCGGGCAGCGGCTCGCCGTTTGAGTCCAGCTTGCCCTGGAAACTTTCCGGGTTGACGCGCTTCAATTCCCGGCGTATGAATCCATCGAGGCCGGTGATTGGAGTCTTCCCTAGAGGGCGCGCAAGCGCACCAGGCGATTCATATGAACCCGGTCTCATTTCTTTGTCAGCGACAGCCACGGTGTTGTAATACCATTGACCATCGGACTGTTTTCTGATGGTGAAAATAGCAGTCAGTTCGTGTCCGTCCACATTGACGGGAAGAAGAAGTGTTGTGTACCCTTCCACGCCTTGTTCTTTGCTCTTCGAGAATCCTGACTTAATCGAACGCGGGATAGTGTTTTCCAAATCGGATGCTATCAGAATTTTGGCCGGGTCTGCCGATGTGTTTTCCGTTTTCCCAGCACCTCGCCGTCCAATGTGGATCGTGCCGATTTCGGGATGTTCAATGACGGCTTTATTTCTAACCATCTCGTCAAGGATTTCGGCCATTGACTGGCGCATTTCTTCGATTGATTTCCCTCTCCACGAATCGGGAACCGTAATCTTCGTGGGTGACATTAAATCCAATCTTCTTTGAACATCCAGAGTCTCCCAATCTCCGAAGTCTTTCTTGAACCCATCCGTCCGCGCCGCTGACCATTGATCTTCCGCCAGGTTCGATCTCTGTCCGTTCGGTGCCAGCGGGTGTCTGTCATTGCCACGAGGTGCGGTGGCAAACAGACGTTCCTTTTCTTTCCCTAATGCGTCGCCAAACGGAGCGCCGGGCTCCTGCACGGTGGAATCTGATGGCGGTTGCTTATCTCTCCACGCCTTAATGTCTTCCTTCAATTCCGCCTTGGTCATCTCCCTGCCGTCCTTCCATGGCATGAAGTAGTCAAAACTCCACGATGATCCACCTTCCAGCGTGATCGTTTTTTTGTTCACGCTCTTGACGATGCTGCCACCGGCATCCGGGTTGGCAACGAATGTCACCCTGTCACCCTTTTTGACCGTGGCGCGAAGGTAATCGCCGTAGGAACCAACAGCGGATGTCGCCGCTTGCCGTGATGGAGAGTTGGCTCGCGGCTGGCCGTTTTCATGCCGTTCTCCAGACACGTATCCCGCACGTTTTTCTTCAAGCTCGCGGAGATGTTTTTCCGCGTCTTGCCATAGAGTGAACGCTTTGCTCATGCGGTCATTGAGGGCACCGCGTTGCTTCATCAAACCCTTGTGCTGATTGGAACGTCCGGTAACAAATGAGCCGGGGACTTTGCTCGATTGCTCATTGAGGCGTTCGTTGATCTTCTGGAGATTTTCCACCTTGGTTCGCGCACGTTCAATCTCCCGATCCATGCCATCGATCACATCTTGAAATACACCTTCAGGAAGATGCGCCGAAGCCGCTGTGACTTCCTCCAGTGTGGTGGCGGGAGCGGGCGCGGGTGGGTTTTCCTTTGCCGCTTCCCTCACATACAAGTCACCCTTTCTAACGTATCCATCCGGCAACTTGATGTCATAGGCGTCCACCGCATCGGCGGAAACGGAATACATGCCACCATCTTTCAGGCGGGTCTTGGCGAGGTTCTTGGTCGAAGCCACGCTCTGCGGGCTTGCATCGGCCAGGTCCGCTTTCAGCAGGTCAACGCTTTGTTGGATCAGCGCCTTGTGAAGATCGGCAAGGACTTCTCCAGCGGGCTTGGTGAGTTGGCCGTTTCTCTGGTCATTGATCGTGTGCATGGCGTTTCCGATGCGGACCATGAGCATTCTCTTGCCCTTCTCGTGCACGAACTCGGCGGTCTTCTGGAAGTCGGCGGGAGTCAATCGCTCGGGTCTGGCATTCTCCCGCTCCGCTTTCTTGCTTTCCGCGAAAGCCTTCACCGCCGCCTGTTTCTCCGCTTGTGGCAGCGCCTTGAACTCAGGCGTGCCGGGGGTGGGCGGTTGAACTGTTAAGGATTCCTTGACGGTTGGCTTGAAGTCTTCCTTCTTGGCTGGCTTCTTGGTGTCTTCGGTTTTCAGCCATTCGCGCAGCGTGTCCACGTCGGTTTCCACGATGCTGCCAAGTCCTTTCCATCCGGGTTTGTAATTATCTTGATAGCCTGCGATGGCTTCCTGTCTGGAATCATAGGCCAGCATAACCTTGTGCTCGTCGAAGCGTCCGGTGGCCGGGTCAATCTGATTTACCACGAATGCTTTCTTCCCATCCGGGTTGGGACCGATAAACACGTCCACATGTTGCTTATCGCGGCCTTCACTACCCAGGAAATACCCATAGTGACTTTTCATCTCCACACTCCACGGCTTGCCGTTCTTGTCGGTGCCGGAACGCGTGGATCCTTTGGGATTCTCGATGGAAACCGTCATGCCATGGAGTGTCACCTTGCCCTTGGCATAGTTTCCCGCCTCCTTTTGCGCCTCGGTGGGTTCGGTGTTCGTTTCGCTGGCCGCCTGCTCCACTGCTTGCGCTTTCGTTTCCTCCTTGGGAGTCGGTGAATCATCGGTCTCGGTCCACACGGTATCCCCGCTCTTGAGCACTTGCCGGCCAAACTTGCTGCCGTCGTTCAACACCACGTAGTCCACATCCTCGTTGCCAAGCGAATCCTTGGACATCTGGACTTTCGATACCGTCATTTCCTCGCCGTCCACGATGACCTTCTCGCCCACCTTGAACATCGGGTCTCCATTGGCATCCACTTCATTCACTCTCACCGGCTCGCGGCCATCGGCTGGCACGTTGCCTTGGTCGAACGCCTCGATCTGCCTGGGGGATGTCCTGCCCTTGGTAGCCGCCGAAGTTGATGTCTCCCCGGCGGCTGGTTCGGATGGGGTCAGCACTTGCCCTTTTTCCCCATTGGCATTTTGCCCTTCATCGGGGGCAGTTTTGCGAACGGGTTGCCCTGTTTGATCGGGGCTTTGGGCGGCGCTGGCTTTGCTTTCGGTAGGGCCATTGTCGGTTGGGGTTGGGGTTGTTTCTTGCGGTGCCTTGATGGCAGCGGAAGGGGTTGACTCGATGTCGATCACATCGCTGGGTTTCAGCGTGACGATGACATTCTTGTGATCGTCGGCCTTGATTCTCAACCTTCCATCGGGCCGTGTCTCGATGACCTCGCCCGTGGCCTGGCCGCCAAGGCCCGGATGGTGGAATGCCACCCGGCGCGGTGGTTGCGCGGGTTCGGTGGGCTTTGCTTCCGGGTTTGTGGTTGACGTTTCGGTTGACGCGGTTGACGGCTGCGCTTCCCCATTCTTCGGGGATTGCACTGCATCCGGCGTGGTTCCGGTTGACTTGGCCGGCGTGGTTGCAATGTTCGTGATGTGACGGGCTTGAACCATCCCGTAGCGCTGCGTGCCTGAGAAGTATGCCGGATATTCCGGCCCGTTCGGCCCCTGTTGGGCCGGTCCCGTCAAGGTGATGTCGCCTTCGCCATGGTAAACGTCGGAACGAACGATGGTTCCCGCTGGCAAATCATCGTGCTTCCCTGCGGTTACCGGTGGTTCCCCTGGCGGCGCTGGTTTCGTTCCTGATCCTTCTCCGGAAGGTCCTCCAAGCTCACCCGTTGTCGGGGCTGCTGGCGGGTTTTGTGCAGCTTGCGCAGGGGTTTGCGCTCCGGCCGGTCCTTGTATGTTTTGCCCATTGCTTTGTGGGGTTCTGATTTCTCTGTTAGCGGGGATTTCAACCGTCGAACCATCGGCGCGTTCGATCATGTAACCAGACTGTTCGTCTGCCAGCTTGACGAGTTTCCCCTGTTCTACTCGCCCGTCGGATCGGCTATATTCCACCATCGTTCCAACCGTTGGTGGCGCGGATGCGGGTTGGTTGGGGGTTGGCGCTTGAACCTGTGGCGCTTCAGGTATTCCAAGGCGCGTGCGGGTGTCGGCGAGGGATTGGTTGAAATCCCGCGCATCGTTGTTGATCCGCTCGATAAATTCAGGATCGTCGCTGCCTAACTCTTCAGCGGTCCAGTCGGTGCGCTGGGTGGATGCGTGGATTTGAGCCGTAAGAACCTGCTCGGTGGCGGTGTCGCCCCGTGTGCGGGCCGCGGTGATGGCGGTCTGCACGTTGGCGAGCGCTTCGGTGGATGCAACTTGATCGCCCGGCTCCAACGTCACATTGTGGGACAGCCACTTGGCGTAATCGTTGGGGTGCATTTCCGCCACCTTGGCCGGGTTTGTTTCAATGATGACCGCTTGCTCGGCGGTGAGAGGTTCTTGAGGAACGGTTGGTTTTGGCGCTTTTGGAGTGACGTTTCTGAAACCGGATTGCGGTCCTTTGGTCGGAGGCGTCGTGGTTCCGGTGCCTGTTGGCGCGGGGGAGTTCGGATCCACGGTGCCAGTTTTGTCACTGCGTCCGCTCCACGAACGGTGCAGGACACCCATGACCAGACTTTGAACAACGAATGGCGGGATGGTCCCTCCCGTTTCCTTCGCCACTTTGTTCCAGTCTGGAAGTTTTCCGGTTGTCAGCGAGTCATACATGGTGCCGGCCATCGTCATGACTGCGGCATTTGACACGCCATGCACGACTGCCCGTTCCAAAACCTGCTTGGCGGTTGGGACCATAACGATGGATTCGGGCATGAATCCCAGTGCCGCGAACGAGACGCCTCCCCGCAGTGCGCTGTTGATGACAGAAATCTCCGATCCGTCTTCATTGGTCTTGCCTCCAACATACTTCTCTTGCGCCGCCCGGCTGGCATCCACCCGCATGCCGATGGCCGCGTTCTGTGCGATGCGTTCAACCATCGGGATCTTCATCGCCTGCTGCGGTAGTCCGCGTGCCACGGCACCCATATTGTAGAATGCAGCCTCTTCCGTTGCCGCTTTGCCTGCTCCGGTAATTGCCTTGCTGATGAATCCCCCTCCAACATTGCGTACCGGTACGCCCACGTTTCCTCCCATGCAGGAAATAAACAATGGAGCCATCGTTGCCACCATGTCGGCCTCTCCGTGTTTTCTGGCATTGGCCGCCATCTGGAGTTCATTCGTCTTCACCCACTTCTCTCCCATGATGGCTGTTAGTATCCGTTTCTGCATCTCTGCGACAACCACTCCTGTTGCCGTGCCACCGGCAATGGCTCCCCCTACTGATGTCACCACGGCACCTGGGCCAGTCTCGATGCCCGCCGCCGCTCCTACCAGAGCGCCGATGAATCCGCCTACCAGCGTGCCAATGGCCGGCGCGATCTCCATGTCAAACTTGCGCGCGATCGTGCGTATGGTTCCTTCAGCCTGCCGGCCAGGGGTAACGACCTTGATTGCTTCCTCGAGAGTGCCTACATCCACGCCCGGTTTCCATCCATTGTTGCTCCACCAATCTTCGAGGAACTTGCTTTTTACCGCATCCTTTTCTTCCGGCTCCTTGGCTTTGTTCCATGCGTCCTTGGTTTCCGCATCCTGCTTGGACAGCCACTTGCCGAAAGTTGCCGGAGCCAATGGATCATCCGCCTTTAATGTGAGATCCGGATAGACGCCCTTGATGAGGGATTGTCCGTCCTGCACCGAGAGTTTCCCGTGGTAAACCTGCATGGCGATCTGGTCGGGAGTGGCCTTCATCTCTTGCAACTTCGCCCACACCGCATCCTGACCCGCAGGAATGGTGTCTTGCACTGCCTTGAACACGTCGGCCACATATTGCGCCCCTTTGACCGGGTCAATAGGTTGAGATCCATCCGGTTCTCTCAGATAGATCGGCATGCCATCCGTGGCACTGTAGTCCACGTGCTTTTGCAAACCCCTGCCTTCGAGCGAACTGCTGAGCATTACATAGGGGTTGCCCCGCGCGTCCTTGGCCACGCTGCCGATGTTGTCCGTCGCGCCGTTCTTGGTCTTGCGTGTTAGCCAGGTGATGCCCTGGGGGCTCGTCTCCACGCTGATTTCCTCCGGTTTGTCGAGACCGCCGGCCGCCTTGGAGAACATCGCGATCTTGCCCGGGTCGTCGAGGGGAATCAAAGGCTTCTTGGCCGTTGCCGGGGCTGCAGCGGTCTTCAGGTTTCCCTGTTCGTCGATGTTGCCATGGTTGGCTTTGGCCCATGCGTCACCTTCCTCCGGGGTATTGAACGTCGGGTATTTGTCGATGCCGTTCTTGATGGCGATAGTGGTTGCTTCCTTCACAGACAGCTTTTTGCCGTCAACCATCGTTGGAATCACCCGCTCCTTGCCATTGATGTTGACACCCGCCAGAATCACGTTGCTTGTGGATCCATCGTCGTTCTTTACGTTGGGATGGTTGGTCGGAAATACCTTGGCCGCGGGCGGGGCGGGTGTAGTCGCCGCCGATGGTTGAACTGATGGTGGTGCTGCGCTGCCTGCGCCGCCCGCGGAAGGTGGTTGTTGCAATTTTTGGCCGTTTTGTGCAATTTCCGGCTGGTTTTTTGCAATTTCAGGGGTGTTTTGTGCTGGTTTTGTGGAATCAGCGGCGATCACACCAGGCACCGGCGCGGTGGCCTCGTTCCACGCCCGCATCCATGGCGATTGGACGCCGGTCTCTGCCGCCGCCAGCGTCTCAGCCGCACCAGCGGCTTCCGGGGGCATCCCGTGCTCGTGCTGAATCTTTTCTGCCGCCAGCTTCAAATGCTGGTCCTTCACCTCGAATTTTGCCGCGTTCAGGCGCTCGGCCTGCGGCAACAGCCGGTCGTGTTCGGCTTTGGCGCGGTCGTGAGCCGCTTGAAGTTGTGCCCTGTCCTTCCGCCACTTGACCAGTTCCAGAGGATCGTATTCCACGAGGTCTCCAGCTTTGTGCGATGTCACCCGGACCAAATTGCCGTCTTCGTCCTGGGTGATATTGGACTCTCCGCTAAGTGGGTCCACACGGGCGATCACATCTTTCTGGTATCTCTCCGCCTGACCCGTCTTCGGGTTCACCTTTGCCCATTTCATGATCGCGCCGGGAGTATCCTCCCGATCCTGTGCCCGCGCGAAAATGGGCTTTTCCTCGAAGTTATTCAGAGCCTCGGCCGCTTTGTCGAAGGTGGTCTTTGCTCCATCCGGTCCTTTCCATCGTGGATTAAACTGCATCCGCGTCTGGTTGATGTTGTTCAAGCGCAGGTCGAGGGCCGCCTTGCGCTGTTCCAACTCGGCATCCTTGGCAACCTTGGCAGCCAGTGCTTCGTCAACACCCGCATCCACTTTCTGCGGTGCGCCCCACGCGTCCTTGGTCGAGACCGTCACCTGTCCCGTCTTTGGATCCGTGTGGGTTGGCAGTGCCTGGGACTTGGTTTGTCCTTCCGGGTTGCGGTAGTCCTGCACGAGCGCTTTGCCTTGGGAGGGTTCGTAAGGTGTCTTCTGCACGATCTGGTCGTTCACCATCAGTTCGCCGAATCCCGGAACTCCTGCAATGACCTTGGCCTTGTCCTGTTGCACCGCCGGCAGCACTCGCGGCTTGCCTACCTCGCCCGTCTGGAATGCGGGGGCACCTGTGGGCAGCGTGTCCAGCGTGGTCTTGCCGGTTTGAACGTCGGTCGTCTTTGCCCGTCCCTCGCTCACGCCGATGCGCACCTGCCGCTTGCGCTCCTCTTCGGCCAGCCTTTCGGCCTCCTTGGCCTGCCGGTTGGCTTCCGTTGCGTCCATGGCTGCCTGTCGCCGCTGGTCGCGTTGCTGCTGGTCGAGCATGCGGGCTCCCGTGTTCGCCTCGCTCGGGATTTTCGATTGACTCATCCGCACCGCATTCGGGTCTATTCCCGCCCGTCCTGCTGCCACTTCGCCCAGATAATCCTGCACTTCATCTTCTGCCAAGCTCCTGAATCGTGATCCCATGCGCGGGATGCTGCCACATTTCCTCCCCCGTGGTAACGGGCGCAGGCATTGGAGTCCCGGGCCGATGATGGCGGCCCCTGCCGGGTCAGGAGGTTAGAGGAGACATGAGAACCCTTCCGCGCTTCTCGGGCTCTATCGGCTTGCCCGTGGTGTGATGCAAACACCTGAAATCAAACCGCCTGACCAAGCAGGGTGATCTTTTGCACTGTGGACACCGCAGGAGCCGTGCAGCCAGCAATGGTTTGCAGGTAGGCGTAAAGCGTGTCCGAGGCGCCGACGAACTCCTTGTTGTGTCCGGTGGCCTGCACAAACACGGTCGATCCAAGATCCAGAGGCGTGCCTATGTCGATGTATCCCAGGTACGACCCACGGTCCCCGGCGGGCAGGTCCCACGCGTCATTGTCGAGCAGCGCGCTTGCCGGTGTGGCTGAGTAGAGATGCAGGCGAGCACCGGTCATGCTCGTGAAGACCGCGGTGGCGCCGATCTCGAACATCGACTGCAGGATGCGCGTCATGTCCTTGGGCAGCCCGAAGCCGTGGAATGTTAGCACGGCTGGCCCCAGGTGATGCACCGTGTGGTCGCCGGTGCCCGCGCCAGTCACCTCTATGCCAACACCGCCAGCGGTAGCAGCCAGTTGGAACGTGTTATCCGTCTTCTCGACCACGAAATACTTCGTGAATGCCGTCAGACCGGTGCAAACCGCGGTGGCGGTGATCTGCACCGCGTCCCCGTTGACGAGCCCGTGCGCGGCCTTGGTGAACACCCCGGGTTTGGCCACGGTAAACGAGGTGATGAGGATAGATCCCTTGCTGCCCGCCGGGCCGATCACATCGCCGGCGCTGTAGGTCGAAAGATTGGCGCACCTGGTGAAGAGTGCCACCGCTTTGAAGAACTTGGTTTGGGCGCGATCGCGCACGTAGGATAGGATGCTGCTGGCGTTCATGGTGCCGCAGATTGGCACAAATCAGCGGGCACCGTAACGGGCGCAGGAAAAGAACGAGGCAACAGAGCCCGCGGGAGCCACTGTCGCCTCTATTCCTAACACCATGCAGGGTCACAATGCCTCTGAGTAAGCGCTTCGGATTGGTGAAAAGATACGTGGTCGAGCCGGGAGAGCAAGACAATTTACCACCCGCGCCGCACATTGTTGACCTCGCGCCAGCCTCCGCATTTGCCGCGCTTGGCCATGTCCGGCGGGTCGATGTTTTTCACCCGGTGCTGCTTGTAGGCGGTGGCGCTGGGCATCGTTTGCCAGGCGATGGCGTCGGCCAGACAGTTATGAACCAGAATCCCGTTGGCAAAGTATTCGTGTGAACCCTCCACATGGAGGTTGAAGACCTTTCTTCTTTGCAAAAGCCTTGCGGTTCGTGACCCAAGTTCTACAACTTTTAGAACAAAACTTAGAACACCGATTGGTGGATAGAAAAAGAGTCCCACAGCAAATGCACGCCAGTTGACGTTCTGTAACGAGTAGGGATTTGCGTGAGATTTCCCGCATGGCTGCTTTTGATTCTGGAAGGCTTCTCCATTTTTTGAGCGCTGCGACGATGCGTTCAGTTTGTCTGTATCCGGCTTCACGCATGAGTCGTTTTTGTGCAGGATTCCGCATGTGCATTCGGGTGTGGGTGCCAGCAGCGATTGTTTCCAGATTCCCAATGTCATTATTGAGCGGGTTGCCATCCTTGTGATGAACGAAGTGGCCGATTGGAATTTCCCCATGATGGTCAATCCAGATTTGCCGATGAAGTGCAACAGGTGGTGCCTTCCATTTATCATGTCTCCAAAAATAAACACGGAATTGTCTTCGTTGTGACTGTGGATGCCGATGGTATTTTTTGCCTCCGTAAATGACAGTTTCTCTGGTCGGTTGGTTGTCGTGTTCCATATGTATAGCGTATTACTTGCTGATACCATTGACAAGCGTTTTTCTCCATCAGGGGTGATGATTGGGTGGGTGGCTGTTCCGACTAGTCCGAGGTTCGAGATTACGGGTTTGATTCGAGCGAATGTTCTGGCGATTGGTTTTGGTCCGTCACGGGTGATTACCATGTTTCCCACTTTGAGTGTTTCGATTGGAACTTGTCCGCTTGGCGTCAAAATCATGGTTCCTCGAATGAAACAATCGTCATCGTGGGCACCGCCGGCGGCCTCGGCGCGTCCGTTGGGTCGGACGATGAACGTCTTGTACTCCTGAATCGAATGCAGGCACAGCACGTCGATGGCGCGGTCCCGGATCGCCGCGGCGAATCCCTCGATCACCGCGTTGCGCTCCTGCTTGTCGGTCATCTTGAATCCGTATTGCTCGACGATCTGGCCGGTGCGGTGTGAATCTGGTCGGCGCTTGTGGCAGGGTATTCCGTTGTCCTTGAGCAGCCGCAGGATGTCGAGGCCGCAGTTGATCTCGATTACCGTCATGCAGGTGCCATAGAAGCGCGATAGCCGCGCCGCATGCCCGGCCACCTCATCACCCTCGCCATAGAATGGCGGGCGCAGCCTCGCCACCTTCATAGCCGGCCGCCACCTATCGAAATCCGCATCGTGGTAGCCGTCCCGCCACACGCTCACCGAGTGCCTGTCTGGATCCGCTCCTATCGTCTGGCTGGCGTCGGTCGCCGGGTCGATGGTCACCAGGTAGCGGCAGTGCTCGATGGGGTGCTCCCACACCAGGATGTCCCCGGTGCCGTCGCGGGTATTCTGCCATGTTACCTGCCCGCTGTCTTGGGTGAGCAGGTAGCCAGTGTCGGGCGTGATAAGTCGCGCTCTGTTCTCCATCTCCACGAGGATTCCCATGTCGAACCGCGGGGAGCCACTGGCCAACCAGCACGACACATCGTCGCTCGGGTAATAGTAGCTGAACACCTTGGGATCGCCGTTACAAACGCTCTTGATCGTGTCCCGGCGCCAGGCCACCTGCTCCCAATCCAATCCATACTTAACAATTTCGTCCCGCTCGGTGTCGTCAAGCGTGGCCTGAATGTGGGCAATTTCCTGGGCCGATACCGGTTGCTTGCGGCGGTTGTCGCCGAATTCCCACCACCCCGCGAATATCTTCACCCATTGCTCTTCCGGGCGGATGCCAGCCTCAAACATCCGTATGAATTCCTCCAGCGTGACCGCCACTTGCCATGTGGAGTATTGCCAACCCACGGCACCTTCCGGAGTGGATTCTGAGAACGCTACCGAGTCCGACCCGCTCAAGGTGGGCAGAACCGCGGCCATGACCACCTTATCGTTGCGCTGGGTGGTTTGAGGCCACTTCGAGGTTTCCGAGAACAATCCAAGCTGGTTGGTGTCGCCTACGCTGGCGTTTGGATTTTGTGCAGTGTCCACATTCCACTTGGTGCCGTTGCTCCACTCGATGCTGTGCAGCGGGTCGGCGATCATCTGCACTTCCCACGGGTAGGAATCCGCACCTTGGTAGCTCTTGAGCTTTTTCAGCAGGGCTTCCGAGTGCTCTTTCTTGTCCGCGATGGCAATGCCCTCGCATGGCACCTTCATCCCATGGTGGTAGAGGATGTGTGCCGCGAAGGTCGAGCACCCGGCCCGCCTGGGCTTGGTCACGATGATCCTCACCTTCACTTCCATCCGGCGCATCGTCTCGTAGGCTTCAGACATGCGAAGCTGCAGGATGTTGGGCGTAGGTGAAATAATGACGTTGTTTTTGTCCCGAATCTTGCAAAAACACGCAAAGTGGGCCGCCGGGGAAGCATAACAGATGTCCAGCAATTCTTGGTCCGTGCGGTTCCGCACGAGGTCCGCAAAGTCGGCAATCAGATGATCTGGATCATTCGTCATTCGGATGGTGTCCACCGTGTCAGTCCCTTGGTGGGCGGGTGGTGGCCATTGCCTTTCCCGTTGCCATTGCCGCCATGGGCACCGTTGCCGCCATTGCTGCCGTTGCCGCCATGCGAGGCGGTTGCCATCTCTGCGGCGCGTGTGGACCTGCGGGCTATTAGGTCGAGTCCGCTGGCTACAGCATTCGCCCGTGCGCGGATTTCATCCAAGGTTCTCGGACCGGTCTCCACCTCGACCCGCTCGGGCTCGAAGTGTCCGGCCAGCCTGGCATCGATCTCGATTGCACGCAGCCAATCAGCGGGTTTGAAGGTCGTGGATTCGATTTTCTCCATCAAGAGTTCACGCTTCCGATCCTTGGTAAGCAGGCATTTCTTGGTCTGCGGCTTGCGTAGTTCGGCCACATGGGCGGCCACGCTAGGCTTTGCTAGGCTTTCGGCTGCATTCGCACGCGCAGTGTTTCGCGACACCTTGGGATAGACTTGCAGCCAAGCATCCACCCCACTCATACCACTGACGATGAACTCACAGAATCTTTCCTGTCTCACGGTCAGCGGTCGGGGCAGCCGCTTGATTTGCGGTCGTGTCTTGGGTGCGGATTTTTTCGCCGTTTCGGGAGTCTTCATGAGTTTTCGAGGGCTGTTCGCGTCGTCGATGGGATGATTTTAGACAGATTGGCGAGCAGGAAACAACGGGCGCATGATTTTTCATGGTTCGTCGTCGCCGCGCAGGTCGATGTCGTCCATGTCGTAGGGCTGACACTCGTTGCCCATGCAGCCTGGGTCGCCGCAGATGGGGCACGGGCCTGCTGGTGTCTCGTTCTGGCGGAATCCCCGGATCCGCTGGTATCCGATCTCGAAGGCGGTCGGGTTGTAGGGTCGGGGTTGCGGACCTTTGCCGGCTTGGGTGGGGGTGCTCATGTGGTGGATTTCTGGTTGTGTTTTTTTAGCAAGAACATCCGCGAGCGGACTGCCTCCAGCGTTCGGCCCAACGATGCTGCCTTTTCGCGTGCCGTTATTCCTGCGAGCTTTATGTATGCGTCTTGCTCTGGCCCCCATGATAGACCGTGGTGGTGCGCGAATTGAAGCGTTGCAGAATTTAATTTTTTTCGGCGTTTTCGTTCGTCCTTGACGTGGTTTTTTCTGTCTTTTTCTGTGTTTTTTAGTATCCAATTCATCCTGCACTTCGCAGTCACTTTTTTTCCTTTTTCAGAATGTTGATACCGTTTTATGCTCTCCCTTCCGTTTTCGGATTTATAATACCATCTCCAGTACTCCGGATTACGTGTGCCGTCTGGTAAGAGCGCATGAGGCTTGGTTCCTTGGTGTTTATTCATGATGGTGATGGTATCCCGTTTTTGAAGGAGGCGAGCATGGGGACGGTGGTGTGCTCGTGCATGTAGTCGAGGGCGGCCCGGATGTGGCGGCATTCTGTCACTCCCTTGCGGCCCGGAGCATAAGGGATGTATTTCCCTTCCAGTCGCCGTTGGTTGGGTTCTGCCACCATCTGGAAGTGGACGCAGGAGCAACGGCCACGGCCACGGTTGGCGGTCAGGTCCACAAGGTAGCGCCTGGCAAAGTCGCTGTCGCTTTCCACCCAGTAGCGGAAAGGTGCGCCGGTATCCTCTTCCACGGTGGGGACGCGGTAGTCGGTCCAAGCGTCATTGCATTTCTCGGCGGCACTCATGACAGCGGGAGGAATTGGGAGAGTTTGGCGTGTGCCGCTTCAAGTTCGTCGGCCAAGGCTGTAAGCAGTCCCATGCGTGCGGCCGGCCATCCGAGTGGCGTATGGTCAATCTCGAAGATTCGCACATCTGCCACCAGTTGCTTCCAGCGTGGCACGGGTGGCGGCTTTGGCGCTTTGGGAGCTGCTTGGTCCCGCTTCTCACCCTCGACGCGCTGGCGCGGCCTGTAAGGCGGTTTTTCTTTCCCGGCGGCAAGTTCATCATCGGTGACATGGATGTGCTTCCAGTCGGCCCGGTCGGGTTTGACTTTGGTCAATCCGGTCATCGGATCGATGCCCACCCGCGTCCCGCTCGCGCGCAACAGGCGTCCGGTTCGCAGGTAGCAAACATGCGTGTCGGTTTTGCTGGCGGCAATGGTTCGGGCTTTGATTTCCACGGTAGTCATAATTTCAAGCGGTGCGCCTCATGATTGGTATGATGTTGTCCAGCGGGCTTGATACCCGTGAAGCGAGTTGGGGCAGGCAATGCAGATATATTTCCGTGGTGCGGATGTTGGTATGACCCAGCAATTCCATGAGTTCTTGGATGGTGCCACCGGCAGACAGATAGGACGTTGCAAACCCATGGCGGAAACTATGGGCCGTGATCCGCTTGTTGATGCGTGCCCTCGACGTGGCAATCTTGAGTGCTTTGGCAAACCCTGACTCGTGGACGTGGTGGCGCCGCACAATCCTGGATTCGGGATCGGTGGATTCCCCGGGTGCCGGGAATACCCAAAACCACGGCCATTCCACTCCAGCACGCGGATACTTGGTCGCCACGCCCTCTGGTAATTCCACGCCAGGACGGCCGTCACGCCGGTCATCGTCATAGATTGCCCGGTCGATCCGGTAACGTATCGCCAGTGCTGGAATAATTGCCTTTGGCAGTAGTGTCACTCTATCCTTATCCCCTTTCCCACCGCGCACAGTCACCGTGCCAGCGTGAGAATCCAAATCCTTTACCCGCAGTTGCAGGGCTTCTGAAATACGCAAACCCGACCCATAGAGCAGGCTGGCCACCTCGTTCCACGGTGCCGGCAACAATTCGATCACCGAGACTGCTTCTTCCCTCGACACCCAAACCGGAACCCGGTGTTTCTCTGGTGGTCGCGTCCACTCTGGCAAATCAGCTAGCGGACGACCCAACGCGCGATACAGCGCCACCAGCGCATTCAACGCCTGCTTTTGGGTTGAGCGTGATCGGTTGCGAGCCAACCAAGAAAGGAACGCGCAAACCTTTTGCTCAGGAGTATCGCAGTCAGGTGCCTTGAATCGGGAAAATCGGATCACATGGCCGCTATAACATTCCCGCGTCTTGCGCCCCAACCGACCGCGACGCATCCATGTGTCAAATAATTCCAGTGCTTGAGTTGGTTTCATGGATTTGGGGGATGTTGGATATACCGACTTTTGTCCGTAGAATTTAACTGTTCTCTGAATCCAAGATGGCTCGGAGTTTCTTCGCTATTGGCGCGGGGTCAGTGTTGTCCATGAAGGACGCGGGGAGCATTTCCTTACGGTCGCAGATTCGCTCGATCCACTTGGTAGCGGCGAGGATGGTATCGCGCTGACTCGGTGTGAGTGCGCCTTTAACGTATATCGTTTGTGTGGTGGAGTTCATTGGTGGTTTCAGGCTGATTCAGAGAACAAGTGGATGCTGACGACGGCGGGAAGTCGTCTGTTTGGTTTATTCGGAGTCCAGCGCCCGCCGCGCCAGATCCTTGTCGTTCGGTGGATTATGCACGGCGGGGATTTGGTCGGTTCTTCGCGCCCTCGCAGTGACGGTGCATCCAGTCGTCGCACTCTCGGCAGCGGATGTCCGGTGTCATCGGCGTTCCATGAGTGCATCGGCCGGCCTCATAGCGGTTCATCCATGCTTCCCGCAGTTCGGCAGACGGCAGGCCACGCGATCCACTGTGATAACCACCGCAGACGCGGCAGTTGTCCATGGCCGGAGCGTCAGAATTGCACTCAGGACACACGGAGCGGCGCACCTTGAACCACCGAACAAGTCGGCGCATCCAACCGTGCTTTATCTTTTGCATTGGCGATTTCATAGGCTTTTCAGTGACCATCGGTGGATGGCCTTGTTTCGTTCTCAGAAAATAAATGGGGAAAATCAAAAATAAAAATTGACAAACCTAAGCGATTTGGTAAATTGCACTCGTCAGCGGGCAATGAGCCCCACATCAACCAAAACGAACCATGAAAAAACAAATCAAGGAAGCGATCAAGGAAGCCGGATTCACCAAGGGAACTCCCGTTCCGGCAAAGTTTTTCTATCGGCTGTCGCAAGAGATTGCCGGAGAAGATCCCGAACCGATCAATAAGTTCTGGGGCTACGTCAGCCAGCTCGCGACTCGCGACAGTTTCGCGCAAGATTGCAACTGGGTCATTAAATAATCTGCCGCCATGAAAACCACAGAAATCAGCCAAGCCGCAGCCGCCATGGGGCGCAAGGGAGGGTCCGCAAAGAGCGAAGCCAAGACCGCCGCAGTCCGCGCCAACGGAGCCAAGGGCGGCCGGCCTAAGAGCCCGTTCGACTCTACGTTCCACCGAGACGGTAGCGTTACCGTTTGGGACGTTCATAACCAGGGATGGATTCGCACGTCGCATCCTTCCGATTCCCTCCTCGCCACTCTGAGCGGCGAGGAGCGCGCCAAGGTCATTGCCCATACAGCCTAAAAAGACTGAGAACAAGACGCCGCACACCAATCCCGCCCGCCGCCCTGTCGGTGTGGCGGGATTTTTCGTTAGGACTTTAGGTGTCGCGGTCATCGGTGTCGGCGGGATGGGTGGGCTAGGCGTTCTCTGAAAACATAGCGGCGATACCCTGGAGCCAAGTCAGCGCGACTTGCGGGACCAAGGAATTGCCAACGGCGGTCAATTGGTCTTTAGCCACTGATCCGGGTAGCCCATCAACCACAGGGCGAATGCCGGATTGATGATACCACTTTTCGGAGGTGATTTCTCTCTCGCGTAGATTTTGCGGGGCAGGGTGTCTTCGCGCTTCCGCTCTCCCTGAGCTTTGGCCATTCCTGGCGTGTCCTTCCAGTCGCGGGCGATTGGCGTGGGAAGCCAGAATCCAGAGTCTTTCGCGTCGATGGCCTGCACCAAGCGCGGAAGCGGATACAACATCCCATTGCACATCATACCCGAGGTCGGCAAAGGCTCCGAGGATTCCTCTGAACGCGCTTCCTCCTTCCAGAGAGATGATCGCCCGTGGATTTTCCAGGATTGCGTATCGGGGTTCCAACTCGCGAATGATTCTGAGGGTATCCGGCCACATCCATCTTTCGTCAGAAGTTCCACGCCTTTTCCCGACAAGGCTTGCAGGCTGGCACGGCACGCCTCCCGCAATAACATCAGGCCAGCCATACGTGTCCGTGAACTCATCGGTTCCGATACACTCGCATTCTCCAAACTCGGCTTGGCATCGGAGACACCACACAAGTTCATCATCATCTGGGCAGGGTTCGCAGTCATAGATTCTTCGGCAGATTTTGGTTACGTCTTTGAGGTTTGGGATTTCAGGCCAGCATGCCGCCAGCACTTTCGATGGATATGCAGCCACTTCCGCGAACGCCATTGTTCTCCCTCCCGCCCACTCGGTAGCGAGCGCGAAGCCGCCAATGCCGCTGAACAAATCGAAGACAGAGAACAAGGCATCGCTGCCAACCATGCCAGCGGCATTGTCAGGGGCGAGTTCAAGCTGTGGGGACGCTGGCATGGTGGCAGGATTTAGGCGTTCAGCGGA